CCTTCATAGAGAGTTCTCTTTGCAGCCCTAGCAAGCTCCTTGGGAATCTGAGCGATAGCCCTCACATTATCGTTGATGATCAGTTCCCTAGTGATCTGAGGAGCTATACCACCACGCTTCTGAAGCTGCACAGTGGTCTCTTCGTCTGTCGGGTGAGTCAGATCAGGGTATACACCAGCCTCTACGACTTGTGCGAGGTTAGCGTAACCTCCGACCTTGATCTCACGGTAGGTCTGATAATCAGCTACCGGGATGCTCCGTGCGATCTTCTTCCAGTCGTCGTACTGCGGAAGAATATCGTAGTTCAGGATGAGCGCCTTATGCATCCGGTCTGCGGTGACTTCACCCCAAGAGGACTGCTGAAGCGGGGCCTCAGTTATCCTCTCGATGCGATTCTTGTCTTCAGTGTCGAAGCCGTTAGTCCCCTTCGACCAGTCTGCCCACATCTGTCGAGGGTCAATATCTTCAACTGACCTGAGACCATGCCACGCGGCGTAAGACTCCTTCATAGAACGGAAAGCTTTGATCTTCTCTCCGTCTATTTCTATCGTCCCTCTATCTCTACCATGAACATCAAACATCGCGTCTATCCGAGAGAGGAACTTGTCTCCCTCGTCTAGAGTCACACCAGTCACTAATCTACCTTCAGTGGTGAGACTGTCTACTACTTGCTTCTGGAAGGACGCGATGTAATCCTTCTCAGATTTAATCGCCTCCATCATCTGATCAGAGTTGAAGGAAGTGAGATCAGAGAATTGCTTCTTCAACCTCTCCTGAGCATTCTCAGGGAGCTTGGCCTCAGTGATCATGCGATCACGATGCCCCATGTTGACGAGAGAGGTTGCAGACTCTAGTTTGTCTAGAGCCTCCTTCACTTCAGCAGAGGCATGAGTAGGGGTAGACTTATCATCATCCTTCTCATCCTCTTCTGTCTCTTCAGACTCCTCTGTCTCCTCTTCTTTCTCGTCTGCCTCCTTCAGAGAAGCAAACTTCTCATCTACCTTCTCCATGACAGCAGTTGTGGTCTGCTCCACGGTAGAGGCCAGAAGCTCCTTCAATTCCTTATCGTCCATACTACTCTCCTCCTGAGAAGATTCTATAACCTCTAATATCTCCCCGCCTGCTGCTGCATGGCGGACTAAATCAGTACTCTCTACCTTCCTTATCCTAATCGCTCGTGCTGTAGTAGGTGTTAGCTCCCACTCACCCATCGCTGCTATACTTATGGACATCATGTCCTTGAGAACACCTTCGTTATGAAGGTCAAGCATAACAGCCCGCATGTTAGGGTCGGATATGTGAAGAACTCCACCAATCCCTTGGGGATTAGCTTCAGGGTTCTTCACATACCCTATTACACTCTTAACACCCCTCTCGGCTAGACTGTGATCAGGGCCGATAGCAGCGTGGACAGGCACATCTTTGAAAAGAGGAACGGCTTCGTGGAGAGTCGAGAGGGGATACTCTCTAGTCCTCCCCATAGTGCTGTTAACACTCTTACCAGCTTTAATGAGTTGAATACGCCACTCAGCACCAGTGAAACTACCCTGTGCCTCTGTGGCGGGCAGAAGGGTAGATGCGGCAGATAATACTACTGTCTGGTTTTCTACTGCTGTTGTTACCAACTCTTCACTACTTTCGTTACTTTCCTTCAACCTAGCAGTACATATCGCGTATGCACTACTCTTCCTATCCTCAGCACTACTCCCCGGCTTGAAATCCTTATCAGCAAGTAAACTATCTACACAACTGTCAAGTTTTGCTGGCATTGATGAAGGTTCCTGTTCCTTCTAACTCTATCCCCTCTCTACCTTAATGTCAACCCCCACTTGGTACAGATTCTATACTTTCTACACTCCCTCTCCCATTACTCTCCACTAACCTCTTAAACTTAGACACCCTATCCATACTGATGAAGTAAGTACCATCACCGGTAGTTATCTCCCTCTCCCCACTCTCCTCAACTCTCTTGAAGATAAGATTAGGATCGAAGTTACTATCAACCTCTCCAGCTAACGTCAACCTTGAAGGCTGCTGCTTATGACTATCCATCCCAGTCAAATCCATATACTGCTTAAACAACCTTTTCCCCTCTTCCTTACTTATGAACTCCCTCTCTATTGCTGTGTCGATAGCAGCAGTAGTGTTTTTAATAGCTATAGACAGCATGCGCTGATCTTTAGCTGAGACATCAGGGAGTCGAAGGTAGAAAGCACCACTCTCCCTTCTCATCTCTTCCTCTTGACCAACTCTCCTATCAGGTTGGAAGTAACCACTGATGATTGCCTGATCAATGGTAAACCTGAATACCTGAGTTATCATATACGCAACGTATCTCTGTCTCATCCTTAGATGCTTAAACACAGGTTCTGTCATCTCAGGAGCAGATGCACGAGATACGAGTGACTCCGCAAACCATATAGGAGGCATTCCTGCTCCTGCGAGGATATGGTTCTTAAGGGTGTTCGCTAGAGAGGCTGCGTCTTCTAGATGAAGATCAGTTGTCATCACCTGCTGAGTGATGTTCTCGTTATGAGTAAATCTAGTCCCAGGTTTGTAAGCAGGCTGCTTCCTAAGCCAGTCTCTCTGCTGTTTCTCGTTCATCCCCCTCAACTCTATATCCCATACATACTTCGCGCTCTCTACAGCTTTCTCCACTTGGGAGAATAGAAACTGATCATGCGCATCTATCCAGTCTAGATCACACAGCAAATCACTCCATCCCCTACTAGCAGTTCTAGGTTTGTTGATAGTGAAAAAGAAGCAACTACCCGCCCACTTAGCCTGAACAGGACGAGTACTACTACTCCCTTTAGTCAATCTCACCTCTACCTCATCATCTAACTTGAATGGGTATCCAAACTCATCCATCTCCTCATCAGTCTCAGGCAACCCTACTAATCTACCCCAAGCCCTCTCCCCTTGTGACACTCTAGCCGTATCAACTACCTTATACGCTCTCCTGTGACTCTCAGTCCTGATCTTCTTCAGGATAACAGCATATATCTTTCTGTTGTTATCAGGGTCAAAGATAACCCTCTCGATCAGTTCAGGGTCGATATTACCGAGAGTGACTGTTCCGTTAGCCTTATTGATGTGCGTGGTTAGACACAACTCTCCTACTAGTCCTAAGTCCCTTGTAGCCTCGAACTGGTCTATCCCCCAGTTATTTGTAGTGTCAGTCCAATGATTATCGAGTATATCCTTTACTTCAGGGTTCTGAGCTACATAGAGTATCCCATCCCCTACGACATACTCCGCCTGAATGTCGATTATCCTCTTCGCTAGAGGATTACCCTTGTACATATGATGCGCCTGGGTGATCATCTGCTGTTGAGTGATAGGAGGGAGATTGCGATCACGAGTCAGACCACCAATATTCCCCAGAGGAGACCATAGATGCTCATCAACGTCAGCACCCGGGCCTGAGATGTAGATAGCCTCACTCCCCTTAGCTACATGAGTGACAGCCTCTCTGATTCTCTGCACTACGCCCATAGGTAAATCTCCTAACTATCCTATCTCATCCCTCTATGGAATATACTACCACCACTAAGTACTCTATCTCTAGGAGTAGAGCCCACTCCACTATCTACTATCCCCTGCTCATACGCCTCTTCCCTCTCCCGCCTCAACCTTGCCCCTTCAAACTCATAATCACTATCCAACTTCTCTCCACCCTCTCCACTCTCCTCTGTTACCCCTGATGCAAGCACATTTCCTGATAACTTATCCACTGCCATCCAGACGGCATCTAACACATCATCCCTACCCCCTCTAGGAAATGCAGAGAACTCCCGCATGAACTCAGGGAATCCACTATCAGGAGACATAACTACATCCCCTGTAGGCTGTCTCTCCCCCTTGAACAATACCGTCCCGTTCTTCAGGAACGTCATGATAGAATCGTATCTCTGTTCTTTTGAGCCTTTAGGAGTAAGAACATCTAGAGGCATAGCACCCTTTGGGTCTACACGAGTCTGAGAGGCTAGGTTCTGAGTTGTACCTTGTTGCGGACCTACCTCTTCTAACCAGACTGTCTGGATATAATACCCTCTCTGCCTCCATGAGTCGAAGTGTGATCTCAGATACTCAAGGTGGTTAGGTGCGGGTATATGACCATAGGATACATCTAGGATATATATAATGCCGGTATCCACATCCCTACCTGCTGTACAGTGACCGAAGTAGTTAGAAGTGCTTCTCTCGCTTGTAGCAGGGTCTCCTGTTTGGATACATACTAGATTCCCCCTGTTAGGGAGAGTCTGCTCTGTATAGTATTGTAACCACCCAACATCATACCTAACCCCTCTCAATCCTGAAGGGTCATTCATATACTGAGCACTATACAATACAGGCGGCATCTTTGCCTTTTTACCCATCAACCACTTCCATGACCTTTGCTCAGGCCATAGGGGAGTATTAGTGTCAGCGTCTAGCTCTGCGCTGTAGATACGAACAGCCATCTACACTCTTACCCTTACCCACTCTACCTTCATATACGGCTTACGATCAACCCTCTTACCTTCCCTATCCTCTATCGCCATCTTCTCTACAGCACTCTTAGCAGTGTAGAAGGAGATATTTAGCGACTGTGCAATCTCTCTGACTGTCTTCCCTTCTCTCAATCCACTCTGGATAAACCCATCTCTCGCCCTGCGTAATTGCTCATGTATAGACTCATCGAAGACGCATTTCACTAGTGGGCAGGTGATACATTCAGGGTATACACTACAGCCATCACTTATACTGGCAACTCTTTCCCCATTCCTACTCACTCCCCTCCACCCTCATCCTCTCTACTCTCAGGATAGAGATCAGTATATAACCCCTCAGAGTCAAGTATCGGTATTAGTTCACTATAGAAGTCAGAGAAGTGAAACCTTGTCCCTATGAATATCTGCTGTCCTTGAGGAAGCAGCATAGGCTCGAAGCTCATCCATACCTTGTCACTGGTACTCTTTCTACTATCCTCAGTCTTTGTATTTTCAAAGGTAACTATATCATCATAGACCTGTAACGTCGCCCTCCCACCCTCAACAGAGGTAGTGATGCCGAAAGCTGCGAATGTAGGGTCTCTCTCCTCTCCCCCTGCATCCCACACCCTTTCCTTATCTTTAGCAACTTCTAGCTCACTATTACTCCAAACAAAGTCCTTATCGTCTGGATATAGGTCTCCAAAGAGGCTTTTATACCTCTGATTAAACCGAATACATGACTCGATCTTCTTCAAACGCTTCTGAGCCATAGGTGCAGTGGAGGATATGATCTGAACGAGTTCTAGCCGGTTCAACCCTACTCTCCACAGGGGGTAACTCTCCGCTGCGTTAGTAGTTTTAGCATGATCACGAGGAGCAAGTATAAGAGCAGGATTCGATCTCCCTTCAGGGTTAACCTTACCATCTAGAAGAAGATCGAATATCTCCCAGTGGAAAGGAGCAAGTTTCTGCTTGAATATGTATTCATGAAAATGGCCAGGGTGATCTAGAGCCCTCTCCTCTGCTACACTACGGGAACGGAGGTTGGAAGCGATGGAGATGGACTTAGGGGGTTCATGGCGTCTGAGAGTGACCATAGAGGAGCTAGTCCTTATCTTCAAGCACCTTCATGCTGAGGACTCCTATTGCAGTAATAGCACTTGTGACTGCCTCAGTTACACCAAGCCTTAGAGAGTAGAGACCTATTGCACCGAGGACGATGATGGCGGCCATAATCTGCGGTCTGACTTTAGCGAACAGGCTTTTCATGTTGACTCCTATTGATAAAAGTCCCATAGGTAGAATCTAAGTCCACATTGACATAAAGCACCATCTGTGAATGAGCCCCAAGATATCTGATTACTGGGGTGACCAAAGAGGCCATGACGAAGCCCAAGTAGGAACTTCTTCATATCTACTCTCCTTTAAGGGAAACTAACCTCGAAGTTATCTCCTATAATGCCAGTCTTCCAGATCACAGACGGAGCTATCACAAAGTCCTTAGTAGCAAAGTTATTATCCACTCCTGTTTCCATTAACTCAATATCAATCGTCCCGGCTTTTATCCGAGTCAGGATACACGACCCACCTTTAGTATCGAAGTTACTGAGGGTCAACTCATCTATCTTTCCATTCACTCCGTTAATCAGAGTCCCTATCCTAACCTGATCGAAAGTGCCTCCAGGCATGTTCATAGGGCCAGCTCTGTTACCACC